ATACGAAACAGACGAACCACCACCACCATTACTCGGGAAATCACTTAACGTGCCATCCCCTCTAATGTATTGTGATGCTACACCTGCTGCTGTTACCGCTAAGGTACCCGACCCTTGAACTGGACTATTTGCTACGCTAAACGCCGATGGCATAGTTAATCCAACAGAACCGAGCGCAAGTAATTGCGCTACGGTAGCCTTATAAGCAACGTTATCCGACGAGAATGCTATCGGTATTAAATCTGTTGTAAGTGGTGACCTCCCTAAAGTTGGAAAGTCTTTAAGATAAATTCCATTAATTACCGGCATTTTTTTTAGGTTTTAAACTTTGTTCGATATGCGCGTAAGCCGCTAAGACTGCTGATACATCTTCTACGCTTTTAAACACTCCAGATTGCAATGAAGCTGAAATAATGTTTTTGAAAATCAATAATGCTTGTTCGTTTTCCATAGGGTTTTTTTTAGTTTGTGAATACATAGTTATCTGCTTCGTCAACTGGTGTATCAGGTGCTTGGTACCATACATAATAGATTAATGCATCGTTTACGATTGCACCATATCCAGTCAACGTTCCTGTAAATTTAACAAAATCTTCTGAACTTGCGCTTATTTCTAAATTTTCGATAAACGCCTGCCCTGCATCGCCTTGATTTATAGCACTATTTATCATTGCCCAATCAAAACGCTCTCTATTCCTTGCAAGTGTTTTTATGTCCTCGTAGCTCATTAAACCATTGTCGATAACCATAACACATTCAAACGAAATTGAATATCCGTAGAGGTCAGCTACGTTGGTTGTAGCACCTTTAGCCGTTGTCTTGCAAGTGCGAATAAACGATATATTTTCTGATAGCGTGTTATTTGTTAAACACCCTACCGGTATATCATTAATATAAAGAAGCATTGCAGAGCCTAAATTCATCGTATTGTTACTTTTTGCGCATCGCCGTAATCAGCCGAGAGCGTGTAATTCATTTCAATTTCTGTGTTGTCAACGCGCCCTAATACAGCTTTACAAATATTAGATTGTAAATCATACGTTAATGACAATGGCATAAATTTACCAGTTACCAAATTAATCTCAAACCTGCTAAGCGGATTAAAATAACCAAAGATAGAACCTTCAAACCGTACGAACGGTCCGCCGTAAAGCCTTACAATTTCCTCGACTGCAATTCTTAAAAACGGCTTACTTACTACATAAGGCATTGCAAGTGCGCTTTCACTTAGTCCGCGTCTATTCCAAAGAGTTGTAAGTGTTAATTGGTCATCTCTAAAAATCGGTCCGACAAACTGCTGGCTGTTGCTATCTCCGTTAAAAACTTTTATTATATCAGGAATAAACGTAAAATCATTAGTCTGCTCAGCAGTATGTATTTCGCCAATAGCATCATTTGGATCAAGTACTGGCGATAACTCAGCACGTCTATAAGTTACCTTTACTTGATCAGGCGGAGGTACTGGTGTAACAACTGAATCTTCAGGCTCAAATAATCTAAAAACTATATCTCCTGCAAAAGGTGTACGCTCAAGTGTTGTAATTTTTGATCCTTCATAATATGTTGTAGTAAAAAAATCTCCAACAAATAAATAAGGTATTGCTGACCACGCCCCAGTTGCATCAGCATAACGAGTAAGTACGCCATTTGTTAATATTATAAATGCACGCGGTCCTCCTGATGCATAGTTGTAATAGTTTATAGTAGCTAAAAAGATATCTCCTAAAGCGCAAGTGACTGGCGTGGCGTTCTGAATGTATTCGTAAATGCCTGGAGTTACACTTGTTTTACCCATCATTGCACCACCAAGTGGATCAAGGTCAAGTGTCAAAGGATCGGCAGAGTTGTTCCAATCCGGGAAATATACCTGACTTGTTACAGGATCGGTGTACGCGCCTAAGAAATTAGGATTTATAATATTCCCGGCGACAAAACCATAAGTATAACTGATAGACGCGTTTTTGTAAGGTCTATCAATCATTTTCAACTGATCGCGATTAATATGGAATAAAGGCGCAAGGATTAATCCTTCACTTTCACCACCTAACAAAACATCAATATCTTTAGTTACCGTTCCGTTATCGTAAGCCATTACGCCATTAACGTATCTGCGGAATACAAGCGTGCCATTTAAAGCCGCTTCATTTGGTCGATAAATATACCATTCACCTTCTGACTGTATAATACAAGCAGTCCACTCGCTAAGCACTGCAACTAATACTTCTTGACAATTCATTGGCGTATAGCCATCCTCTTTAAAGAACCGCTCTGCATTCACATAGCATTGCTCTAATGGATCGTACATATCGCCTTGCGTCATCGATACCTCATAAATATTTACGCAAGTATTAATAATTAAGTCATCAAAGCCAAGTCTATTTAAGCAGTTATAAATAACATCAAAGAAAGTATATTTGCCAACCCATATATTGCTATCAGGTCTAACAAAAGCTAAGTTTTTAAGCACTCCTAAGCCATCAATTCCATTTACTGATATAGTATAAGGTGTATATGAAAAACTCTCTTGACAGCCGTCTGGAATGACAAACCAACGTCCAATAGATACGCCGTTGCGATAAACAACTATTATAAATTGGCGCTCATTCTCGGTGTATAAATCCTCTAACTGAAAGTCCTTAGTAGCAATAAGATTAAGCGTAATTTCGGAACCGCGTAATGCTTCAAGTTTTTTATCGCCAGTGTTTTGATAGTTAATTGAAACAGGATTTTCGGATGCCAATATCTCCTCTGGCATCTCTAAGTAATCAAGTTCTAAAATCTCAACTACGTATTCATCTGGAAGCGTGCCAACTGGCAAACGAGTGTCTAAGTCTGCGTAATAACTAAAATAATAACGGACGTTATATAGTGCCATATCTACCTAATTTTGCACCTGCTCTATTTAATACACCTATAAGATTAACGCCTGAAATCTCAAACACTACGCGACCGCCTGAAATATCAACTGCTCCTGTATTGATAGACGATGTCGACACACTACTCGAAGGCGCCGGCATTGGTACTTTCTTTTTCTTAAACATATTAGATATTGCAAGCGTTGCACCAACTGCTGCAAGTATTGGGAGTAGTAATCCGCCTGTCGCAGCGGTTCCTGCAACTAATGCCCCTACCGCTGGCGCTGCCGCACCGACCGCTCCTGCAGCCACTGGCGCTGCAACCGCCGCTGGTGCTGCAACGGTTGCTACTGCTTTGCCTATTCCTAAAATGCTGCCAAGTGCTTTAATTACTCCGCCGCCAGTACCACCTTCGCCTTCGCCTTTTTTGTTTAATAAACTAAGTACACCTTTTGTAGCTTCATTAGCTAAAACACTTGCAAAAGTATTTTTAATGCTTTCACCTAATGCCTTGAATGAAAACTCCCCATGCATTAAAATATCGTCAAAGAAAGTTTTAAACGAGCTACTTATTTGAGGTAATAAATTTACTTGAAAATAATCCTTAAGTATTTGACCAGATGTATACGCTGCGTTGGTATCAAGTATAGGTTTAACTGGTACTTTAACTGCTTTTAGGCTTGTTGGAGTTCCTGTTATGTCTTTATTATTTTGTATTTTAGAAAGTTGATCTTTAATTATATCGCCTCTCTCAATTGCAACATTGCCAGCTTCTATTATTAAATCCTCTCTTGCTTCTTTTAATTGCCTTGTTAAGTCTTTTAATTTAGCCGCTGCTTCTGCCGATGCTTTAGCCGCTGCTGCCGCTGCAATTTTATCTTTAGCAGCCTTAGATTCTGCAGCTTTATTAGCTTCAATTAAAAACTCTCTACGTCCATCCTTTAGCGTTTTTGTTGCTTCTTCATAAATAGACTTAAATGCTGCAACAAGGTTTTTATCTTTCCATCCTTCTTTTAATAATTTATCGCCTTGAGTTTTTAAGTTTGCAATTGCAACGCTAAAATCATTTGCAGATTTTGCGCCTTCAGTTGTTTTAGAAACAAAGCCAGATAACTCATCTTGAATTGCTTGAATGTGATCAACTTTTAAATCTTTGTTTGATTTTGTAAATAAAGCTAATCCCGGTATTAAAGCATTAAAAAATCGATCTGCTCCTTTATCTTCAATTTTAAACTTAGATGCGGTATTTAAATCTCTATTATACTCAGTGATTTTGTTAATTGCTGCACTTATTAAATCAATAGCGCCTGTAAAAATTCCAGTTGTATTGCTGCCAATAGAAAGCAGCATCATATCCCATGAATCGCCTAAATTAGATACTTTACCAGTCAGTGTTTTTGATATAACAGACATCGAACCAGATACCCCTACAGCATCACCCAATGAGGTTACATAGTTCCTTATAGCTTCAGAGGATTTTTCAACAGTTGTTTGAACGCCTTTAAATGTAAATATTACATTTTCTCCAGCATCTTTTGCTTTAATACCAAATTCTTTTAATCTTTCAAATTCTCCGGTCTGAGCATCAAGAATAGCTTCAGCAAGCATATCAAAACTTTTGCCAGTGCTTGCCGCTAAATCGCCAAGCTTGCGCATTTCGTCGCCAGTAGGTTTAAAACCTTGATTAGCTAACTTTACAAAAGCGCTAGTTAATTCATTTACGCTAAATGGTGTCTTTGCTGCAAACTCTTGTATTTCTTTAAGCTTTAATTTAGCTAAAGCAGACGATCCTAGTGTGTTACCTAATACGGCTTCAAACTTCTGAAACTCTGCAGTTGCATTTAAAACCTCTTTCCCAAAAGAAGCAATTGCTCCAATACTAAAAGTAGCTGCTAATAACGGACCAATTTTTGATAGTTGGTTTTTTATTCCGTTGGACATATTACCAACATCGTTTTCGGCTGTAGTTGCAAATTTTTTAAACTTGCTTTTTGCACCGCTTAAATCTCTGTCAAGTTGTTGAAGTGGCGCGCCAATGGGTATCTTAAGTCCTTCCATTTTTATATTTTTCTGTAGCCTTGTTCATCAACTCTTTCATTGCTTCAAGTTGGCTTTGCTCAATGCCTTCGTTTTCGTAAAGAAAAGACATAAACTTTTTATAGGTTGGCATCCCTTTGCTAACGTGAACTCTCATTGCGTTCCAAGTTGCCCAGCCTATGCGCTCCCATTCTTTCTTATCCTTATTAAAAAAGCCCTGACATTTAAGGCAGTATTGATGCCAAGTCAGGGCGTAAAAATCTTTTGGCATCATGCCTAATTCACCAAATGCAAACTTCAATACGTCATCCCATTTTACTGTTTCTGACTTTTTTTTTCATCTACGGCATTTGACATACCTAAACTTTTTTGAACTGCTTCTGTAACTGCAACTAAAATATGACTGTTTGAAGCGTCAACCCATCCGTATGAATCAATTTCTTTAAAATCAGGTATTCCACCATCTTTTAATATTGGATAACAAGCTGCATGATACATCCAAACTCTAACAAATTCCATTTCTCTTGATTTTGGAATATTCTGTAATTCATCAACTCCAATATTAAAATGGTGCAATACTTTTTCTAAAGCATAATTCCCAAAAAAGAATTTACGCTCTACGCCGTCGATTGTATAGTTAAAGTTTCCTTCCATTAATAGCCAGGATAAGGATTAGTTGTTGTGATATCGCCGTCACCTAAGATAGTAGCAGTGAAAGTAATAAAGTCACTTTCAGGTGCGCTAATCTCTAAAGCTGAAAAATAACCTGAACCGTATTGCTCTGGAAAGTTAGTATCTTCAGTGCCGTTTTCTCTTAACAAAGCAACTTGCCATTCGATGTAAGTCTTCGCACGCGCTAAAGTAGCGATTGCATCCCAAGACGCTTTTGCGGTGTCACCACCTGCACCAGTAGTATCAGTAAAAACTCCTTCAATAGGAATTTCGTATGAGTACGTTGTCGGCTTGCGGCGAGTAACTCCCGGATCGCATTTTGTCATTGTTTCTGCAAAATCCCAGCTTTCTGAGATTCCGTTACTTGTTAAACAAGCTACAGGCTTCCATGTTCCACCGTTGCGGATGTAGAGCATAAAAAGACTTCCTAAATAAAATTGATCATTTGCCATTATAGTGTATTTATTTTATAGTAAAAATTTAATAAGTATCTGTAAATATCCTCATTGTCTGTTTGCAAAGATAGCGTTTGTGGAGGCATTTGTTTACATTCTCTTATGCTAAATCCACTTAGCGTTAACGTTGTATCTTGTACTAATGCTGATATACTTTGTCCAATGTTCATTGCAAACGTGATATCGCCCGTTCCGTTTGGATATCGTGTAACTATATCCGTAGTAATATCACATTCAAACCAGTTGCCACACTTTGTCTTGTTATCCGTTCTCGTTTGTAAAGTCAAAAGTACATATTTTGACGGTACATTTTTTAAAGGCGCAATTGCTGGATAAACATTTATTGCTTTGGATCCTACGCTTAAGCCAGATAATGCAGATTGAAAAGCATTTAACAAAGCTAAATTCGGATCGTTCATATACAAATATATTATTTTTTATTATTATATTGTTTAGTTAATTTATTAAAGGCTTTTTCTAAATCCTTTGGATATAATTTTGCGTTCTCAGCATAAGGTATTGTTAGGAAGCCGGTAGCAGGTATGTTAATCTTCTTAATGCCAGCACCTTTAAATGTCATTGCGTATTCGGCAAACTCTGATGTCACTTGAACAAGTCCACCAGTTCCCCAGTTGATATAAGGCGCGTAAGGCGCGTTGGCAAATACGTATGAAATATTATAGACAATTGGTTTTACTCTTGCAGTAGTTTTTCCTATTGACTGTCTTAACTGACCAAGATTTACTGGCGCACGAAGTTTAGCTTCATTAACAATAGTTTCAGCTGTTGCGTTTGTAATAGCAACAGAATAACGAGCGCCATCCTCGCCAAAACTTTGCAAGTCTTTTAATAGTTGGGTTAAGCCTTTAACTTGTTGCGCCACTGTTATCGTCTGTTACTTTAGTTACTATTTCCCAAAAACGTTCTTGATCTTTATAGTCAACTAAACCATGAATGATATAGTATTTGTTTCGATATAAAATTCGCATCTCTTTGCTTGGCGTAAAGTCTGGCCGGTATCTAATTATAAAATGCGTTGTATCTGTAATTACAGGCTCGCCTGCTTGCAGTTGTCTGCTTCCGTAGTTTGATCGTACGTGCGCCCACGTCATGCCGTTTGTGATTTGTGTAATTGGCGTGTACGTCAAGACAAAGTCAAAGTCCGCTTGTTCTACTTGCGTAACATTTAAGAACTGAATGCGCCTATCTAATTTGCCCGGATTCATATTAAAATAAACTTATGCGTCTGTAAGGTGCTAATAAGTAAGTCGCCGCGTCTGGCATACCTTGCCTTGCGTTATCTCTATTCTCGTACCAATATGTTAACATCTCGTAAATCGCTGTTATGATATCGTCAGGCACTTCGCTTCCGCCGTCATAAGTCCATCCGTAACCAGCTACAAAAGTAACTGTTTGCAGTCCAACGCTTTGCGCAATAACATTTGTGTACCACTGCGTTTCTTGTTCTTCCCAAGTATCAGCGCCAACGGATTCTACCGACAAAAGCGGATATTCATAAATCTTATACATTCCGCTGCCTGTAGTTCGCGCTGTTAAAACTCTTTGCCAAAGTATTTGAAGCGTATATTTTTCTACCTGATTGACTGCTGCTTTAATTAACGTGGTGATAATCTGATCGTTTGAATCGTCATCGGCATCCACTCTAAGCCACAATTTCGCCTGATTTAAGGTTACAACATTTAGCTGATCCATTCTGTTTTTACTTTATTGCTAAATTACTAATTTTATTTAACCAAATATTTATATTTTCGAGGTCTTTTTCGGGCGTCAACAAATCCACTCTTTTAAGTGATTCATTGCAGCAGTTTTGATAATCGGCTTCAATAGCCATTATCGAATCGCACCACGCTGTAATATTATTGCGGTCCTTTATAAAGTACGCCGCATCTTGCAAACTTTCCTCAAAGCCTTTTAGCTTAGTAGCAATTACAGGTATTCCACAGCACATCGCTTCTACTTGCGCTTGTCCGTAGCTTTCGTATTCAGACGGTGCAATCAATATTTTAGTCTTTGCTAAGTAAGGGCGTATATCTTCTACCATTGGCGCATAAGTAATATTGCGCACCTTGCGATCGTATATCTGCTCATAATATCCACCCTGCACCGCTAAGAATTTATGATTAGGCATCTGCTTTGCTATTTCGATTAATATTCTACCGCCCTTGTTTTCATTGTGATTTATAAGCGTGATATATTCGGCATTTGTACGGTCCACATCTTTATAATGCTCTTTAAACACTGGCGGAGCGCAAACAATAGAATCGTGATTGTAGCTTAATTCCTTAGCTGTATTTTGACAGTTGTATATCGTATAAATATTTGCGCGTAAAGGTATTTGAGCATAAGCCCCGTTGTTGTGCGCAAAGTTTATAACTTTCTTTTTATGAATGCGCATCTTGTTTAAAGAATACGGCGTACCGGATAACTGCGTAAATACTAAGTCCGCCCATCCCCATAGATAGTTGTTATCGGTCTGCCAGTTTTCTTTATCGTATTTATAAACTCTTATTCCATCGTATTCGTACGGTCCATTTGGAGCGTGTGATATGCACCTAACATCATGCCCGACCGATTGCAAATACTTAGCAATCTTATGCAGATATATTTCACTACCTGCCCTTTGCATCGGTAAGTAAACGCCTGGAGTTAGTAAGATGTTCATGTCAGCTCTACAAATAAATAAGGTTTAGCAATATAACAATGTGGCTTTACAACGCCCGGCTCGTTGTGATAGTTATGCAAGTCCGACGGATGATAGTGATAGGACTTTATAGTACTTGCAGGATTTATAAGCCGATATCCAGCGCGTTGCAACTCCCAAGCAATACGGTTATCGCATCCCGGTATTCCGAGATTAAAGTCAGAGTATTTAATAGGCAAAACTTTGCCTTGAAATATCCATGTATCTTGCGAGCCTGAGCAGTTGTGTAGCTTAGGTTCGCCGTTCTTAATATCGTAACGCGATAACGCTATTGCAGTTTTGCCGTTTAGTCTAATATTTCTTAAGCTTTCATCAAAGTAAATATCCGAGTTTGCAACTAATGAAATATCGCCCTGCCCGGCGTGCGCGTTTATAAGATTAAAAAACCGCTTGTAAGTCGGTCGCGCTTCAAAGAACGGCACAATCTTATCAGACTTTAATACATATTGATCTTCGCACAATAGCACTATTTTATCAATAGCAGCGTTGTCGATGTTCTTTTGTAAGCAATGCTCCAACTCCTGCTGGCGCACGTCGCTCTTATCTCTGTAGTACGAAGTGTATAAAGTGATCATATAATTTATCTATGTCTTTTGAATGAATCAACGGAACGGCGTCTACTATTTGTTGATCAGTCCAGTTCCACCATTTAATCTTTGACAAAATTACGCACTCCCTTGTATTAAATCTTTTGCGCACAAATCGATCATTGCCAACAACTATACTATAAGGCTTTACATTCTTAGTAATAATTGATCTTGCGCCAATAACAGCGCCGTCACCAATTGTAACTCCTGACATTATTATTGCCTCTGCGCCGATCCAAACGTCGTTGCCGATAATTATATCGCCTCGACAAACATTGTTGTTTTCGCCAGTTGGATGCACCCACGCATGAAACGGATAGGTGCTGATGTGTTCAGTATTATGCGACCATCCAGAATCAAACACAACGCCGTCGGCAATAGAGCAAAACTTGCCTATTGTCACTTCGTTCATATTTCCTTTGCGGTGCATATTGCCTGAGCAATACGAATGTTCACCTATTGTAATAGCTCCCATATTTCTTTTGCTCTGATATCGTAGCTGTGATTATCTCTAACGTGAATATATCCTTCAGTTGCTATTCTATCGCGCTCACTTGGATTTGCAAAAAGCCATTCTATTTTCTCCATTGCCTCCTCATTTGAATGATAATATACGCAATGCTTCATATCCTCAAAGTGACGCTCTATGCCCGGCACGTAGCGCATTAAGCAGCACGAACCAGCAGCTAATATGTCGTAAGGTCTGTTCGACCAATAGCCTTCAATATTGTTATAAATATTTGCCGATATTGATACAAAGGCGTTATTATAAATCCAAGGCGTATCGTCGTAAGGCACTTGACCGCGTGAATCTGCCCAGCTTCCGTAGCAGAAAAACTCATCGCCGTATTTAACGTCAATATCAAAACATAGTTTATTGCGCTCCTCACCGCCCGGAAACTGATCGTAATAATTGCCAACAAAAGCAATAGTGTTATCTTCTATTCTTTGCGGCTCTAAGAACATCGACGCGGCGTGTTGTAGCCATTCTACTCGATGCCCTAATGCGCTTTCGTATTCTGCCTTTTGCCCAAGACCACAAGCTAACATTGTTAAATCTGCAACGCCTTTGTATTGCAGTACTTCAGGTAGCAGCGTAGGTCTGCAATCGCCGGTCCATTGTATAACTGTAGCGCCGTTGCACATCTCTTTTAATTCAACAAGCTTTTCAATACTCATTGCGCCCGATTGAATATAAATCACGTCAGGTATGTCGTTAAACAACTCAGCAGTTATTCCGCTATAATATTGACAGTTAAAATACTTTTCTAATCCTTCGTACAAAGACAACTGCACGTTCTTTTTATGCCAATCTAAGGGAATAAACAATAAGTTTTTCATTTGTATTGGTTTAGTATTTCGTTTACTTTTTCAGGCGTATGCCATTTATCTATTGCGTGAACGCCAAGTGAGCCTAAGCCAAAGATTGTTTCGACGCTAAATAGTTGAGCTACTTCTTTAGTCGGTAGTTTGCCTTTGATGTTTTTGCAGAACCATACATCCTCATTGCAACTATGATCGTAAGGAACTCTTTCAATAGTGTCAATCATTTTCTTAGGATTGCGCAAAGACAGTCCGCCGTTCATTGCCGGGAAGTCTATATGATACAACGGCGCACCAATATAATCATATTTGAGGAACTCGTTTATACCGCCTCGAAGTAGCATCGAATCGTGCTGAAATATTAACACGCGACTAAACCTTTTAAACTGCTCCCAAAAGGATTTAGTAGTTAATAAAGTATTATAGTCTGCAGGCGTTTTGATATTAGGATTATCGATATGGCAAAACGACCACCATTCAGGTAGCATCTGCCTGTGTGCTTGTATCGTATCGAATAGCTTATTTGTAAGCCTATTTTCGACAATAACTGCGCAATAGTCTTTCATCTTTGGAAGTAATAATGTCTGCGTAAATTTTCAGGTAAAGTATTTTTATCAAACGGCTCTGCGTTTTCCCAAATTTGCTCTGATACGCAATGCAGCCACTTAGTTTCTGGCGTCCAATTGTAATAGGTGTTTTGTAGCCATCCTTTGCGAACCTCGTGAGCGTGACCAAATACGCCGAATTTATAATCCATTATTGCTTTAGGTTGGCAGGTACTAAAGTGATAAATAACAGTTTTGCAGCTTAAGTCTTGCGAGCCGTCTTTTATCTTTAGGTTTTCAATCCTCACAGGGCGATAACCATCGTAACAGGCGTGATTAAACGACTTCCAAAAATTAATATATCCGTCAATACCGTAATATTGTGCTTTGCCATTGTAGGCGTATTTTAAAGCTTCTGACGGATTTTTAAATACTTCGTCGCTATCTATTGTTAAAACTAAATCAAAGCCGTCTGAGTACTTGTATTTGACCGAGCGATGCTCTGTTTCTGCTCCGTACCTTTCGGCGGAATCCCAAATGAATTTATCTTTTAAGACAGACTCGCAAATGTTAAAGATATAGCCTTCGCTATCTGGGCAACTTAACGTAGTGCCATGCCCTTGCGAAGGTTGTCTTGAATAAGCAATCACGACTTTATCGCAATGATCAACAACTGATTCGAGTGCTTCTCTCAAAAACGCGCCTGCGTAGTGAATCGTCATAAATCCTAATACTTTCATGATTTGTATATTTTTAGTAAGTTTTTAACCATATTATCAAAAGTGTAATTCTCTTTGACAAACTGATGCCCTTTAGACGCGATCTGCTCGCGTTCTGCAGCGTTGCTGATATAATGTCTTATTAATGCTGTTAGCTCGTTTAGGTCGCTCCACGTGCGCAAATGCTCACCGTCAACAAATGGCATATCCGGATAACGTCGCGCAAGACAGAAAACGCCGGTACCCATAATCCGCAAGATACGATCTGAAGAATACATAGGCTCGTCAAAGTGTGAAAGGTTAATACCTATCTTAACAGAGCGATACGCTTTTGCTTCTTCCGCTTGTGAGTGGTTAAGGTTGCCAGCACCGCGCATCCAGTTAGTGCCATACGTTCCGTAATTGCGTGGAAACATCGAGCGCAAATGTGCATCCATTTGTATTCGCAATTCAGAAAGCGGAAACATAGATGGTCCGTAGTTATTGCCAAAGAAAGCAATCTCGCGACATGGCAGCTTATCGCCTTCAGGACAGTATATCTCGGGATCGTAACCTATTTCTAAATATCCGCCGTTTAATACGTTTTTAACGTCGCGCATATTGGTAAATAAAGTCTTGTCAACTATGCGGCTCATCTGAACCATCCAATCTGGTGTTTGATGCCTTATATCGCCGTTCCAATTACACACCCAGCATCCTAAGCGTTTAAACTCTCTAACTGTCTGAATGCTAATAATGTTTGCAGCTTGTATCTGCATAAATATTATATCAGGGCGAAAGGACCGCGCAATCTGAATCGCTTGGTAGTTGACGTTTTGCGCTCCTGTAGATAACTCGCGGTATTCAGTGCAATTATTTAAGAATGCTTTACGCATAGAATCAAATGGCGGTTCACCTACGCAAAGTCCTAAATGAAATATCTTCATGCTATTCTTATATTATCCCAGTTTGCTAAAAACTCATTTATATCTTTATAGAACACCTTACCAGCTCCGCATTTACGCTTTACACAAATACAGTTTACTAAGTTGCCGATATTAATAATATACTCTTGATGTTTATAGATACCGACCTCGCCTTTATATACAGCTTTAAATAGTGTCATTTGATAGCCTTTAAACCATCCTCGATTAGTATAGCTGATATTGCAGATTTAGACCGCTTTTCTTTTTTTGCCAGTTTGATTACCTTATCGTAAACCTCATCCGGCATTATGACTGTAATTCTTTTCATTTTGCTAATTTACCAACTTTTACCACAATATCAAATTAAAACAAAAAAAACCGCTAACATTTCTGCTAACGGTTTCCTAACTATTAAACCTACTCCCTACGAGCCTATGAAGGTGTTGGATTTAGAGATCCAGTTACAAAAGCAGTTGGAGAATAAATCGGCATTGCTACGCGACCTTCAACTCTTACTGTGATTTTGTTTTCACGAACGTTAGTACCATCTTCTTCAAAGAAACGTACTATTGGATTTTCGCGGATAAACAATTGCGCTCCCATTGCCCAGTCACCAACCAAGAAAGTATCTTGAGCAGGTAGTTGAGTGAACAACGCAGTTGATTTAAACACTGGTATTCCAGCAATATAGATTTGTCCGTTAACGATGTTAACAGCAGAACCT